TTTTAGTTGGTTTTGGTTAGCGGTTTGTGGCTTCCGTACAAAAAGCCACAATTTTTAAACTTAATAAAATTAAATATATGCCTGTAATTAAAATCACAAAAGAAACGGATTTGATGTTTAATGAAGATCGATACTTCATTCGTGTTGATGGTAAATTCATTAAAGGATTTGCAACACAAGCCGCCGCCGAAGAGATGGCCGATAAATTAGCCGCAAATGGTGGCAAAGAGAAAACCGATGAGATCACAATAAAAGAAATAATATGCTAGTAAAAACCAAAACCAATCAATTAACTTTCGTGGATGGGCGCTTTTACCACGATGAAGATGGCAACTATTTTCCAAGCGCAACTACTTTGCTTGAGGCATATCCAAAGCCATTTGCATTGATCCAATGGATGAAGGAAATGGGATCAAAGGCCGATGAGATAAGAGATAACGCGGGCCGCCGTGGATCAACCGTGCATCAATTAACCGAGGATTATGATAACGGTATGGATTGCACATTGCTTGATGACAATGGCCGCCCTAAGTACTCACTCGAGGAATGGAATATGTTTGAACGTTATGTTGAGTTTAGCGAGAACCATAAGCCCGAGCATATTATGATTGAGCAAACCATTGTTTCAAACAAATTAAAGTTTGCCGGTACACTTGATCGTATTTGCATAATAGATGGCAAAAGATACCTTTTAGACATCAAGACATCGAATGGCATATACAATAGCTATTGGCTACAATTAGCCGCATACAAAGAGTTGTATATGGGTATTCAAGAAGGTATGGCACCAATTGAAGGTGTGGCCATTTTATGGCTTAATGCCAAGACTAGGACATTTGGCAAGAATGGGGTGATCCAAGGTCCGGGATGGCAAATGGTAACCAAAGATGACACGGCTTTGGATTGGGAATTATTTAAAGCGGTGCAACAATTATGGAACGCCGAACATGAGAACGATAAGCCTCGCGAATTTAGTTATCAACTATCTCATAAAAAATAGTTAGTTTTACACTTAAACCCACTTTATGACATTAAGAACCAAACGCAAAAGATTGTATTTCGATATAGAAACTTCGGCAAATATTGGTTTTTTTTGGTCTAGTGGGTTTAAGTTAAATATTGGACCGCAAAACATTATCAAGGAAAGAGCGATCATTTGCATTTGCTATAAGTTTGAAGATGAGAAAGAAACGCACTCACTTAATTGGGATGCAAAGCAATGTGATAAAAAGATGCTTAAAGAGTTTGTCAAGGTTGTAAATGGAGCGGATGAGTTGGTTGGACATAATGGAGATAAATTTGATCTTGCATGGATAAGGACAAGATGCTTGTTTCACAATATCGACATGTTTCCAAGCTATCAAACGATTGATACATTGAAAGTTGCGCGCTCAAAGTTTAGATTTAACTCTAATAAATTAAATTACATCGCTCAATTTTTAGGCATAGGCTCAAAGATAAAAACCGAGTTTGATTTGTGGAAAGATATCGCATTGAAAAATTGCCCTGTTGCAATGGCTAAAATGATTAAGTATTGCAAAATGGATGTTATATTGCTTGAGAAAGTACACAAAAAATTATCGATTCATATCCCTCATAAAACTCATTACGGCGTAATCTTTGGCGGTGATCGTGGATCATGTCCTGAATGTGGTGCGGATGGCGATCAACTTATAAAACAAAGGGATATCATCACGGCAACGGGTGTTAAAAAAATAAAATATAAATGCAAAGTTTGTGGAAAATATCATAGAAAAACCGACAAGTAGTCAAATAGGCGGCGATCATTATAAGATTTATAAGATACAACCTACTGAGTTTATACATACTAATAGTATTCCTTTTATTGAAGGTAATGTCATTAAATATATTTTGAGGCATAGGAGCAAGAACGGCATTGAGGATTTAAAAAAAGCAAAGCATTACATTGATTTATTAATTGCATTTGAATATGAGAACAAAGAAAGTATTTAGTTTTGGTAAAACATTAGATGCGCGGCTTTATGAGCTTGTGCAAATAATGGATAAAAATATTTTCTTTGGATGCGCGAATGAGTTTAAAATCAATCGTGAGTGGTGGGTTATTCTTAATGATTCAAACAAAGTCATTGCATATTGCGGCTCAATTTATAGCGAAGGGATTTGCATATATATACGAGCATGGGTGCGCAAAGACAATCGAGGCAAAGGGTTACAAAAAAAACTTATTAATATAAGATACAAAGCGGCGCTTAAAAACTCGCACACGGTTATAACATACACAACAATTGATAACTATCCAAGCGCCAATAATTTAATATCTCAAGGCTTTAAGCTTTACTTTCCGGAGTACGCATACGGAGGCAAAGAGATGTTATATTGGATTAAACAAATTAAATAATGCAACTACGCGATTATCAAATCGACATAGCCAACCGAGGACTTGAGATCATTAATGAGTTTGGTATGGTATATCTTGCGATGCAAGTAAGGACCGGCAAGACATTAACAAGCTTGCTTTTGGCAAGCAAAATGAATGTGCAAAATGTTTTATTTGTTACAAAGAAAAAAGCTATTTCAAGCATTCTTGAGGATCAAAAGAACTTGGAACCTCAATATTTTTTAAAGGTTACTAATTATGAGCAATTATCTAATATTGATAATGATTTTTATGATCTTATTATATTAGATGAGGCGCATTGCATGGGCCAATATCCAATACCGAGCGAACGCACAAAGCTATTAAAAGAACTTTGCAAAGGCAAGCCGGTTATTTATTTAAGTGGCACGCCATCACCGGAAAGCTTTGCTCAAATGTTTCACCAATTTTGGGTATCGGACCGCTCACCATTCAAAGAGTTTAAAAACTTTTACGCATGGCATAAGGAGTACGGCATCCCAAAGAAAAAATTTGTTTTTAATCGTGAGTTGAATGATTACTCACATGTCAAGCAAGAGCGCATCCAAAGCGAAATGCAGCACTTAATGCTTACATACACACAACAAGAGGCGGGGTTTGAATCATTGGTCCAAGAGGTAATCTTGCATGTACCCATGAGCGATAAAAAGAAATGGGCCATTGATCGCATAATCAAAGACAAACTATTCAAGACAAAGGATGGCGATGTTGTGCTTGCCGATACGGCGGTCAAAGAGATGCAAAAGGTGCATCAAATATGCGGAGGCACGGTTAAGAGCGAGGATGGCAAAGCAATTATCTTTGATGATACAAAAGCCAAGTTTATAAAAGAAAGGTTTAAAGGGCAAAAGATAGCTATTTTTTACAAGTACATAGCCGAGGGGTTACTTTTAAGAGCAACATTCAACAATATACATGAAGATCCGCAAGCGTTTAACGATGCCGGTGGCGATGCCATATTCATATCTCAAGTACAAAGCGGGCGCGAAGGCATTAATCTAAGCACGGCCGATGCCTTGGTGATGTATAACATTGACTTTTCGGCGGTTAGTTATTGGCAATCAAGGGCAAGGATGCAAACCAAGGATCGCACTCAAGCATCCAAAGTTTATTGGATATTCACAACGGGCGGCATTGAGGACCGGATATTCAACATGGTCCAAAACAAAAAAGATTTCACATTAAGCCACTTTCGTAAGGTTTATAAGTATTTGATTTTTAATAAGTTAGGATTTATTTAAAAAAAATTAATAAAAAACTTTTTTTATTAAATATTTAATTGTACCTTTGATTTATCAAAACAAACCAACTATGAAAAACGTTACAATTTACAAAGGGATAGAAATTATTGAAAATTTAGGATTTTATGTATTTAATTTTAATGGAAGAAAATACATTAATACAAATTTACATTTTGCTAAATGTTGTGTTACTCGTGCATTAAAATTTAATAAAAATATTTAACAAACCAACTATGTCAAAGCAACAAAACCACAATTTCCAAGCGGTCGTAATATTAATCACCGCATTTTTAATCACCGCATACTTGCAAAATATTTAATCATATTAAGCCGCCTTTAACATTAATTAAACCAAGGGGTTGGTCGTAATCAATGGGCGGCTTATTTTTAAACTTAACACAATGGCAAATCACAAAGAATGGATGGAATTAACAATCCTAGAAAAGATTGATCTAGTTGGCAAGCTTACACACTTATTGCAAAACAATCATGTTAGCTTTGTAACTTTCAAAACGCACATTGATATTTGCGAAAGGCTTGGATTATTTAACGATGTAAAAATTAACGATCATGAACTATATGACAATTCCGGGAGTGAAGAGAATGAAATCGGATTATAAGACAATGCCAAAACAACAAGTTTTGTCGCATGTTGATGCAATACTAGGCACCGTTTGTGATCATTTTAATATCACTATAAAGGAGATAAAAAGCCAAAGCCGCAAAAATAGGATTGTGATTCCTCGCATGCTTTCAATGTATTTGCTTAGAGAGAAAACCTTGCTCACACTTGTTGAGGTTGGAGAGGTATTTAATAGACATCACACAACGGCAATTGCGGCAATTACCTCAAGCCGTAATATGATCGAAACGGATGATGTGATAAAAGAGGAATACCAAAAATTGCTTATGAGACTTTAATGTATCGAGTTGATCCATCAACATTCACGGCCCGCAAGATTTCATGTCTTTGCGGGCCGTTCTTTTTGTAGCTTACATGCACCCATGATGGGTTGATTGTATTGCCATGCTCCCAAATAAGTTGATCAAAATCAAGCTTCATTGATATATAATTGTATATCATCGCATTGGTTACACCATCCGGTGAGCCATCCATATCAATATCAATCGCCTCACCTTTTAAATGTTGTGATGTCTTAGCGCCTAATAGAGCGCGGTTAAGCTCATGCGACCTATATCCGCTTGAGATATGAATCGGGCATCTAAAATGCGCCCTAATTGGCTCGAATATATTCTCGGCCAATTCCTTTAAATTTATGATATGCTCGGGCGTTGGCATGTTAGTAATGCCAAGGCGCTTTGCGCTCTCGCTACGTATTAACTCCGCCAAGCTAAGATGCTCCGATATTCTCATAATTTATACTTTAAAAAGCCAATAATGATTAATGAGCCTAGGAGTACCCAAAATCGGCGGCTCCATGCATTTGAGGTATCTTTATGTACTTGAGCCAAAGTCTTGTAGAATCGCACCGAATCAAGCGCAATGGCCATTGCTCGTGTATCAACAATGTATGCGGTGTTAATTTTGTTAACTTTAACGGTCTTGATGATTGTCTTTGGCTCCTCTTTAATTGTTATGTACTCGATGCCATTGACTTGAATCGTGTCTCTTTTATAGTTTATTAGCGTATCGATTGTTACCAACGTATCTATAATTGTAACAATTGCCGTATCATTTGCACATGGGTGCAATGGCTCCAACGCACGAAAAACCCGCTCACTTGCCGCCTTATCGTTTAAGATCAAACGCTCGGCTTTTCGGATCGGGTTACATGCTACTAAAATAAACAATAAAAATATGCTAAGTCTTGCCATAACGTGTATCTTTTGGATTGAGGAAATTAATGATAATTGGTATTATCGATATTGCTCCGGCCGATAAGCACTCCTTTAATGTGATTGAGAACAAATCATCCTTTGCCATCGCCATGGTTAATACGGCGGTAACAAATACCTTGATCCATGATCCGGCCATTGTATTAAAGAATCGCATTATCATAACTTTCGTATTTGCTTAACGTAATAAATAATGGCTAATAAGCCGGAAATGATGGCAACCAAGCCCGCAATCATAGTGATCATTGGTTGCACTTGTGAAATCGTAAGTGATGCGGCCGTAATTGAAACGGCGGTATTCGCAAGGGCTTGGCTGCTATCTTGTTGCATGTTTTAAAGTTCCTCTTCTATTTCTTTTGTAAATGTGATACCTTTTGTCCAATCTTCTAAAAATGTAAACTCCTCAAGACCTTGAGGGTTAAATACATTGATAGGCTCGAACGCAAACTCTTTGTCTTTTAATGTGTTTAAATCACTAGTAAGCTTTTTAAGGCCCTCTTTTGTGAAGTTGTAATCACCTTTCTCATTAAGGATCAATACACCTTTGTCATCGGCGGCGGCATTATCCAAGCGAAGCTCTTCGACTTGTTTCATGTACTCCTCTTGAAAAGGCTTTAATTTCTCCGCAAACTTAAAAAGTTTCTTTTGGATTTTTGTCTCTTGCTTGCCTAATACGTTGTTAATGCTTGCAATGACTTCATTAATTTTTGAATATTTCATAATTATAATTTATACAAATATATTAATTATTCTCTAATATTGAGATTTTTGCTTTTAATTGTTTACTACTATAATGCTAATGCTAGTCTATATGCTACTCCATCAATTTCAACTTGAACATAATGAGCCGTATCAAATACTACAGTATTTGTTTGATATGCACCTAGTTTCCAAGGCTTTGCCGTTCCGCCTGATGGTGCAGCTGTTTTTACAGTTCCTATTACTAAATTTCCCGCAGTCAAACGCATTCTTTCGGTAGTGCCTGTTTGCCATATAATGCCACCTTCTCCATAAGTAAAATATGTAGGATATGAGCCATCTAATGCCGCAAAATTATTTGAATTAAAACTTGTTGCCGTTACACTTGAACTAAATGTAGCAGCACCTGTGCCTGATATTGTTAATCTTTTATAAGTAGCACTATTAGCCTCACCTCCCGCCCCGCCAGATGTAGTCCAAAATGTTAAACTACCCGCATAATTTCCGTCTCCCGTTGCTGAATCTTTTTCACCCGAAATAATACCCCATTGATACGGAGAGGTACCATTTCCACTATATCCTAAAAAAGCAATATTTCCCGCCTTTGATGTACTTGTAGAAGTATTAACTGCATTAATGTTATAACCCTCAGGTCCATAAATTCCATAAGTAATACTTTTGTCTATTCTTAAAGTATTACTAAACCTACCCGTTCCGTTTACATCTAGCTTGTAGCCCGAATCGGTAGTTGTGCCTATTAGTAAGTTGCCTGAAGTGCTAATTCTCATATGCTCACCATCAGCTACACCAAATGCTAAATAAGGTGCTGCACTTGTGCCGTTTTTACCTACTGATAATAAGAACCCATTTGTAACATTTTGTAAAAAAGAATACTGATTATTACTTGTTATATTTGTATAATTTAGCCAAGCATAACCTGAACTTTTAATTATTGAAAGTTGACCATTAACTTGTAATTTACCAGCATAATCCGTTGTAGTACCTACTAATACATTCCCACCGCTTGTTATCGCTAATCTAGTAGTATTGCTTGTCCCTAAATTAAGATTATAAGCACCACCATTAATTAAGTTTAACGAATAGGCACCATTACCAAAATCCGTTCCCGCTGAATTATCTAAACCTATATATCCTGTTGTAGTATTACCAAATGTTAAATATGATGAATTTGTAGCAGTAGTGGAATTAATAGATGCTCTTGCGTTTGCATAAGAAACTAATAATGCACCCCCCGCCGTTACACTTGAACTAAACGTGGCTGCTCCTGTTGAGGCTAATGTTAACGCTAAACTACCTGCAGGATAAAATTTAAGGGCATTACTTCCGCTTACTGCAATATCCATAGAGCCATCACTTGAAAAAACATTTACTCCTGTATATCCATTAACACCACTACCACCTGAAGTTGTTCCTCTAAAAATAGCATTTGCACGATAACTATTACCTGTTTGAGCACCAATGTCTAAACCATCAGTTCCTGTTGTAATTTTAACCGTACCACTAAACCTACCCGTTCCGTTTACATCTAGTAAGTATGTTGATTCAGTAGGTGTGCCTAAAAGTAATCTACCCGCAGCCGTTAATCTCATTTTAAGAGCAAAACTAATATCAGTCCCCGCAGTTCCTGAAGTTGCATTATACCAATCAAAACCGCCATTATATAATTCAAAATTAGAAACACCACCTGTGCTATTAGCATATTTCCAAGTTGCAGTTCTATATGCGTTAAGTGTTAAGTTTACAACTCCTGAACGACCAACTAAAGCATTACCTACATAACCAACTTCAATAGTAGGAGTAGTTGACGCACTCGGTGTAACACCTAAACCTAAATTGCCACCATCTTTCATTAAGATTAAATTGCTATTGCCACTTGATACATTTGCAACTTCTAATGAAGATTTGTAACCA